CGGGGCAATCGCTACCGAAGTCCATGCTTGATTTGTCCGCGCAGCGAGGTCAGCAAAGTTGCCGTCAAGCTGCGCCCACGTAAGGGGCGAGCTTATGTCTTCCCGGTAGACGATGGTCATACAGACCTCTCATCAAGCCAGCGTGAAGATGGCACCAGGGCTGGTGTTGGAGAATTTGACCGTGAAGGTCTCGGTATCGGCCAGCGAAACGGCGGTTCCGTAGTCCCACCAGCCCACCAAGTTCTTGTTGGTAGCGGTGTCGTTGTACAGCACCACGTACTGGAAGGTCGCCATCGTGCCGCCCGAGGCCGTGAACACCACCTGAGTGCCCGACACCGTGGTCGTACCCGTGGTCTCAACCACCGTGATCGTGGTCGCCGTGCCGCCTGCGGTGTAGCCGTTACCCGCCGAGATCTCGGTCAGGTTGGCCTTGACGGTGTTGGTCGCCACGGGGGCCACGTTGGTCAGCATCACCTTGAACGTATTGGCATCGAAGTCGTGCGTACCAATGGTGAGCTGTTCGCTAAAGTCTTGGAACTTGTTAAAGGTTGCCATTTCACACCTCTTCTATGAGTGCGGTAACGGCCACCTCGGCCGCCTCGCTAAGGTTGATTACGAGCGCCCCATCAACCGGACCAGTCATGAGCTGACGCTTGCTGAGCGCGTAAACCCTAAATTTTTCCTGGTCTCCGAGGAAGATCCGTATCAGCGGGGAAGCGCTAGAGCCGGGGTCGTTCAAAGCGTAGATCCAGTGAACTTTTACGCGCCGGCCCGGGGCCGGGGTGTGCACCGTAGTAGCGCCCGAGGCGGTGACAGTCGCAACCACGTGGGTGTACTCCTGTTCACCGCTGTCCTGTACGTAACTGACTCCGCTTAGGCTACCCATAGTACGCGGCTTTCAGCTCTAGCGACGTCTTAGCCCAGGATCTGCTGACGCAGCGCCGCAATCGAGCCCTCGATGGCGAGTTTGCGCGCCTCAAGAGCCTCGATTTCAGAATTGAGCTCAGCAGTGCGGGCCGCTACGGCGGACTCGACCTCCGCTAGCCGGGCGGCGAGCCGTGCATCGGCCTGGGTGGCCTCGGCAGCGGCCTGGGCGACACGGGCCTCGTGGTCGGCCACTTTAACGTCGGCGGACTTCTTAGTCTCGGCGACGGTCTTGCGACACTCGGCTGCGTGCGCCTTTACGTCAGCGTCAAGCGCGCGACGTTGATCTTCCAGCTCCACGAGCCTCAGCCGCGCCCGCTCAACCGCGCGGGCGCGCGCCTCCGTCGCCTCGGCGGCGGCGGCTTGTGCGGCCTCGGCCTGTTTGCGCAGCAGCTCAACGCTGCGCTGGAGTTCGGCCTCTTGCTCGGCGGCGTTGATAACGGCCGGCAGGGCCGCAATCATCGGAGCCCAGAGATCGTGGAACTTCTGCAGTTCCTTAGCGTTAATGCTCATCGCTCAGACTCCCGGAGGTTAGGTCGTAATGCCGGCTTGCAGCACGTTGAGCGTGGCGGTACCCGAGGTGTACACGGTCACGTTCAGACGAATGGCAGACACGGGGAATGCGTAGTTGCCGTCGGCCGAGGCGGTCTTGCTGACCAGCGAGGCGTGGTCGTACCACGTCGCGGTAGCCGGATCAAAGGTCGAGGCAAACACATTGTCAAAGGTGTGCTGGATCTTGTACGTCAGGTTAGCCCCAGCGCTCAACGCCACCCCGATACTCACGTTGAAAGGCGAGATGTACTGGTCGAGCGGAATGACCTGGGACGCGGTCTGCGATCCAACGGTTAGGCGGATTGGGCGCATGGGGGCGCTCCTATTAGCTCAGGGCTGCGCCAACCGCAGTAACCCAGGCCGAGCCGGTGCTGACCACCAGGCAGTATTCGTTGTTGCCCACGCCGTTGTCCGAGATCAGACGCACTTGGCCGGCGTTAGCGGCGGCGGCCGCAGGCAGCGCAGCAGTCAGCACGGGGGTCATCTTCAGGAAGTCGACGAGCGTGACGTTGCCCTCAAAGCCGTTGATCGAGCGTACTGGGCCGGAGAAAGTAGTACGAGACATGTTAGGTTCCTCTTTTGCACGAGTAGCTCAGTAGTCTGTGCAAACGTCCGCTAGGTCGGTCTACTGAGCTGGGTTACCTAGAGAAAAACCCCTCACAGCTTTTGACCGTGAGGGGCTGCAGGTTTAGACGCCAGCGGTGCCGAATACGGCGCGCGGGTCAGTCCAACCCAGAGCGTAACGCTCGGTGGCCTTGTAGCGCATGGAGTCGGTTTCGAAGTCGCCTTCCATGCTCTTTTCCAGGCCACGACGCGACACCAGCTTCAGACCTTCGGGGGCGTCGGTCTGAATCCACCAGGCGGTGGTCGAGGTGATACGCGACAGGTTGGCTTGGCCGTCAGACAGCAGGCCCAGGCTCTTGACCGGGTTGATGTCATTGTCAGCCGTGCCAGCACGCAGCACGGACTTGAGCAGCACTTCGGCCTGGAACACGTTGGAAGGACCGGTGACGATCTTCTTCGGGGTCAGGCGAATACGCTTGCCGTTGTTGTCCACAGCGTTGCGGATCTGGATCAGAATCTGCTCCAGCGAGGTCTGCGACAGTGCAGCAGCGGTGGCCAGCTGGTTGCTGAAGGTGCCGTTGACCAGGGGATGGTCAGTGGCAACCAGGGACTTGCCGTCACCACCTGCGTACGAGCTGTTGAAAGCGCGGTTCAGGATGTTGGCGGCCAGGGTCTCCTTGGTTTCAACCAGGGACTGAGCCAGGTGCTTGGCGTAGGTCTGACCCACACGGATGTGGTCGCCGTCCTCGACCAGGACCTTGGTCAGCGCGAACGCCAGACCGTAGACCTTGTAGAGGTAACGCTGCAGGAACAGCACGCCGCCGGACTGGTAGGTCACAGCCATGCCGTCAGGCAGTTCAGGCGCCGCGCCGAAGCCGTACAGGACGGGTTCTTCGTGGTAGTTACGCGGAATGCCCTTCTGCTCGCGGAAGACCTGCTTCCATTCGTCTGCACGCTGTTCGTAAACACCGTCAAACACTTCATTGAGGATCGGCTCAACTACGGACCGGAAGTCCGTACTACGCATCGGAGTAGCCATTTGTCAGACCTCCTTAGATCGAGTTAACAGCAGCCTTGTAATGATGTTCGTTGATACGCACAGTGGCGACAACGTAAGCATCAGTCAAGGAGTCGGAGACACCGTAGCCAAAACCGGTAATCTGGAACTGGCCAGAGGTGGCTTGGATAGCGGTGAGCTTGGTGTTGCTCAGGCCGGTGGCGGTGGAGCCGCCCGGGGAGGCCACGGTCCAGTCGCACTCTTCGCCCACAGCGGTCTGCACGGTGGTGCCGGCCGAGGGGTTGTCGTACTGGACGTCGAACAGCGTTTCCGGATCGTCGTAGACCCAGACAGTGACGTCTTCGCCGTTGTAGGAGGCGGTGCCACCAGTCCAGAACGGGCTGATGGTGGGCTTGCCGGTACTGTCGCGGTATTCCACGCCAGCCATAATGCCCAGCAGGCTGATACCGTCAACGGTGCCGCTACGGGTACCGTCGCTGGTGCCCAGCTGAACCACGCCGGCGTCAACCAGCTTGACCGGATCACCGGAGAAGATGCTCACGGCATAGCCGGAGGCGATTTTGTAGGCTTTCGGACGAATCTGGCCGGAGTTGTGGAAACTCGGACGAAAGCCAAAGGGTGCACTAGTCGAAGACATAGGTTTTTCCTTTGAAGGATTGAAGGGTTACGTCGATATCAGGTAAGCTCAAAACGAGCCGCCCGATCTTGTCCCATCTCCGAATTGCCGTCACCGATCATGATGTTGGACTTGTTAGCGCGAGCTTGCTGTTGCATAAACTCGGCGGTGTCGGTGAGCTTTTCTTCTTCGCGCAGCGGGGCGTTATGGTGCGCCTCTTGCATGAACTTCTCATAAAGACTCATCGGCAGCTTGAAAGCCAACATCTCATTGACCCCGATAAACCCAGTCCACTCGCCCGTTTTAAGAGTGGCGTATTCCCAGCCAGGAACGTCTTCTGGCTTCACGGGCTCGTAACCCAGTCGCAGTCGCGTCTGAATCGAATCCCGAGGGTTAGTCGTGGTCAGCCAGCACGTATGCCAGCCGGGCAACTTAGGCAAGTCCGGAAGTGCGGACTGAAAAAACTGCTGACGGAACATTTCAACCCGCTCATCGTCGGACAACGCGCGATCTTCGGTCACAGTGCGATCTTGCATCGCACGGCTTTCGCGCGCATCACCAGCGGATTTCTTAAGGCGTTCGTCGGACATTTCTCGCTCCTTTCAGCGATTGGATAATTATATGGTCAATTCAGCAAAAATGTAAATCACGCACGCGAATTACGGTCATACTCGGCGTAGCGCTTGACATACTTCATGCGCAACACTGGGTCGTCCCACACTCCGGCATCAATCAGTGCTTGCTTGCGCTCAGGGCTGATGTAGACCTCTTTGCGGGTGCTGGTAGGTGCGTGCTCACGGCCCGAACCCACAGCAGGACCGCCGCGCGGAGTACGTTCTTCACGACCACTGTTGCGTGCAGCATTGAAGCGCTCCGGCAGTCTTCGTGCTGCTCGGCGGCGTAGCTCGTCCCAGTAGTCGGCAGAGCGCGGGTCGTAGCCGTCCTTGACCAGGGCTTGGTCAATAGCCAGCACGATAGCGGAGTCTTCGTCACGGCCTTGGGGGTCGTACCACTTGTTCTCGCCAAGGAACTCTCGCGCATGCTCCATAACCGCGCCGTCAATCTGGTTAGCGGACTGCTGGGAGACCTGCTGCGCCTGACGTTTAGCGGCGTCGAGCTGCTGTGCCCGGGCCAGGGCTTGGTCACGGTAGCGCATAGCCTGCGTAACGTCAGCGCCGTTGCCTGCCTCAACAGCCTTGGCGATGACCTTCTCGGCCATGTCGACTTCTTGCAGCGCCTTCTGGATGTTGGCGTCGTAGGTGCTGAGGTTGACTTGCTGGGCATGTTGCTCAACGCCGGTCAGCCGACGCTCAAGGTCGTCGTTGCGCTTGCGCAGGAACTCGAGCTCAGTCTTGTCGCGCTTGATGGCTTGGTCGCGACGCTCCTTGCGCTCTTGCTTCTCAAGGCGGCGGCGCTCGCGGATGGCTTCGCGCTCTTCCTCGTTGATGTCGCCATCTGGATGCTCAGGATCGATATCGCGCTCATCCTCGTCATCAATATGAGCCCTGCGGTCTTCATCAGACTCTGGCAACTTCTCAACGATGGTGATTTCCTCGATGCCGCTACCGGCGGATTCGTCGTCTTCTTTCATGACATTGGTGGCCATAGTTCTTTACTCCTCGTTATGTAACTTGCTGCGCAGCTCGTAGCCCATAAGCGGCCACACTTTGTTGACGGCGTTTTCGCGGGCGATCTTGCGGCCAATAGCGGCGTTGAAGTTCTCGGGGCTGACGCAAGCGCTCTCGCCTGTCACGGTGAATCCGTTGTTCATCACCAGGACGCAGAACGTCAGCAAATCTAGCGCGGCCAAATCGGCCTCGTCTTGCTGTGGCCGCTCCCGGCCAACGTACGTCCCATCGACTAGCGCACCACGGCGACCGTCGCGGGCCGTGAAGTAGTGCTCACTGACAATGTTTGCCTCGATGTCAGCTGGAGTGATACGCGGCGCCTTATCGGCTCCAGCAGCCTTGATGTCGTGCTCCATCCAGCCGTCGCTGGTCTTGGGCAATGGAGAGGGTATATGTTGCATCTTGCGCTCCTACTTAGATGAAGGCTTTTACAGCCAACGGATCGCCCGTGACCTTGCCGATGATGTCAAGATCGTTAAAGATGACGTACAGCGCAACGTCGCCAGATGGCAGTTCGACCTCCCAGCGGTCACCACCATACTTAGCCACACGCACAAAATCACCAGGTGCGCACCAGGCACCTTCAGGCCAAGGCTCTTGTGTATTGCGGTTCTTGAACGCCAGCGCGCCCACAGAGACCACTTTGCCCACTTGCGTATTCCATTTCTCGGTGTCTTTTGTGCCTCGGTCGATGATGATACCAGAGGCTGTGCGCTCCTTTGGGTTGCGTATCTGCACTAAGATGCGGGAACCTAAGGGGGTGATGCCTGGATCGGCTGCGGGGAACGCCTCTTGCAGTGCGTCGCTCATACTCTCTGCTCCTTTCAGCAGTTGGTTAACGGGAAATCCACTACCTGGCATAGCTGCCCGGTATCAGCGCAAGGCGTCGCGTTCGCCGTTGCGTTCTTCATCCAGCAGGGTGAGCAATAGGTTAATGGCGGCCTCATAGCCTGAGACCATACCTACGCGGTACCCATACTCAAAAGCGTCTTTGGCAGCAGGACGCTTTAATGCATCAAGGGCGAACTCACTTTGAGCCGCCTTGAGTTTGTTAAGGAGTGCGGTTTCTAGATTCACGCCGGAGTGCGCGGACCATTGCTAGGTGCAGCGGGCAGGCTCTTGCCGTCAACGGGCAATCCAGCAGCAAGGCGGTGCTTTTGGCGCACAGCAGCAGTGTTGAGCGGAACGGTGCCGCCGGTCTTGGGAAGGTCGTTAGCCATGGTAAGGATGCTCCTAGGTTGATGTTAACGTGCGCCCGGATTTATGCCCGTTCCGGTGCTGACGGCAATTTTTTCGCCTGAACTAATCTCCGCCGCTGCGAGCCGCATAGCGGTCGTGTTATCGGCATCATTCATATCCTTGCGAACGGTCAGTTCAGCCAGTTTACGCTGGTTTTCAGCATCTTGGCGCTGTTGCTCAATGGCAAGGTCTAGCTGCTGTGCGTTTTGCTGCAAAGCCAACGTTCCGGCATCCTTTTGAGCACTTTGCTGAACCTTTTGCTGCTCGACTTGCATGCGCTGGGCGTCGGTCTGTTGCTGGAGCTGGATCTTCTGCTGTTCAATCTGCAGGCGCTGACCATCGATCTGCGCCCGGTCGCTCGCGATCTTGCCCTGCAGCTGCGCGTTGAGCTGCGCAATTTGCATGGAGTTGTCAGGCGGCATCTGGGGCTGCGGCTTGAACTGCTGCGCGGCCTCGTCAATCTGGGCGAGCTCTTGTGCAAAGCCGCCGAGCTGCTGCTCGATGAACTGCTGCACTTTGATGATGATGCCGACCTGCTCCTTGGCTTCTTCCTGAATCACGCCTTGGCGCTGGGCTTGGTCAACGGCCTCGTGCGCCTCGGCCAGGTAGTAGTTCAGCAGGTGGTCGCGCAGGTGTAGGGCCATCGGGTAGAGGTAGGTCTTGACGATAGCGGGGTTCTGCCCGAACAACGGCGACTTGAGGAACGCCATGTGCGTGGTGAGGTGCGCGGCGTGGTCCTGACGGGGCAGCACGTACACCGGGCGGCCCAGCGCAGCGGCAACATTCTCGCTCACGGGGTCGATGTCCTCTTTGCCCGGCTCAGGCTGCAGTACGTCGTCGCACTCGATCTTCATGTTGCGGAGGAACATCTCCTCCACCTTGCGTGCATCGTACATCTGCGGCATTGCCGCGGCACGTTGTAGCAAAGCTTGCGTTTGCGCAAAGCGTTGGGTTTCGCTAAAGATTGAGGGATCGCTGACAGGGACGATGTCCATCGGACCGTCAAAGTCCGCAGGAGTTATCTCCATGTCCTCGCCGATCTGCGCCGCGATGTCTTCCTCAGTCAGATAAGCCGAGTTAATGCGGTGTAGGATCTTGAACACCCGCGACATGCTGTTGTGCAGCCTTGAGTGAATCGAGCTGAACACCACCATACCCTGCTCGATGAGCGCCATCGTGGTGCCCACGGGCTGGTTGGGGTTCTGGTCTGAGAGCTTCTCGAACGAAGTCTGCACCACCCCTTTGCCCGCATCCACCAGGAAGCCCAGTAGCTGGAACAACACCGGCGATGGCCCATTGAACGGTAATGGCATTGCGATTTTGCGCACATCATCGACCATTGCGCCGCCTTCAATTTCAACGACTTCTGTCGGTTGAATGTTGAGGGTCTGACCGCCAGGACCGCCCTTGAGCTTAAGCAGCGTGGGGATGTTCTGAATGTGCGCCGAATCAAGCAGAGCGCGCAAGGCACCGGTGGCAGCACCGCTCAGCCCGCCAATCATGTGCGTCAGACCAATGGGGTACGCGCCACGCCACGGCACAAAGGGGAACTCTACAATCCAGTCGAGCTCCTGACGCATTTCGTCATTGAGTTCCCAGTTGCGGTACAGGCTGAGCGCCATGCCAGAGGACTTGTCAATGCTCAGGATGTAGGGCTCTACCCCGTCCCCGAAGTCCAAGTGCGTGTACACCTCAAACACCGTGCGCAGCCCGTCCTCGTTATAAGAGGATTCTTTGCGGCCTTCGATCTTATTGTTGGCCTTGCTGGCCTTTGAATATTCGGGCTCGTCTGGCACCGTGATGTCGACATCACGGTACATTCCTGAACGAATACGGCGTGAGTACTCCGCTTTGGTAATGTACTGGACGTGAGTCTTGCGCTCGGCAGAGTAGAAGTTCGTGGCCGCAAAAGGCAGGTGGATGTCATCAATGGCGATGAACTCTGTACTGGGCCGGCGCCACTGGGGCGACCACATGAGCTTAAGGTACTGCGCGCCGCCCAGCGGCAGCTGCGTAGACAACTGCTCCAGCTCGCCCCTGAACTCGGGCATCTGCTCGGTGGTCTGCCAGTTCATGAAGCTGGCCTTGCGGTCGGCTTTCTCGACCTTGGCTTTCTCGCGTTGACCAATGATCTTGCTCTTTACCGGGCCGTTGGGCGGGAAGATCTCCTTCATGACCCGGGCGCTGAAGTCCACACACGCCTCAACGAGCATCGGGTGCACGACCTTGTTGGCTCCCGTGAACTGCGCGCCGCCCGGGGCATCGTCCCCCAGACCAGTACGGCGCAGCCCTTCCTCGTAGAGCTTGTCGCGCTTCTCGCGGGCTTCCTTGTCCTTCTCGATCTTGTCCAGCAGGTCCGTTACGGCCTCGGCCAGTGCGGACTGGTCCACCTCGTCAACGATGTTGGCAAAGTGGTCTAGCTTCTGCGCGTGGTCCTGCTCAGACTTCAGCCGCACCACCGCACCACCGTCCTCGGTATCCTCAATCTCGAGGTCGTCCTCCTCACCTTCGGGCAAACCGATGGTCTCGCCCTCGAGGGCTTCGTGCTGGTCTTCCTCGGTGATTAGTGGCTTATTGGGCATTCAGTTCCTCACGCAGTGAGTTAGCAATTTCTTCAACTCGCGCTGGATTATAGTTCATGTCATCCGGAACGACAAGGCCACCGGCGGCGAAGCCTGGGCGTGGGTTCATGATTGACTCCCACTCCTCGGGGGTAACATAATCACCAAACTTCTCGCGAGCTTGCATAATCATAGGTTCGTCGCCTAAGTCACGGAGGTTCTTGAGACCAGTGTTTGAAAAATCACCCACATCCGACCACCGCTGGCTCTTCACAAAGTCCTGCACGTAGGGCAGGTACTCTTCCTTGGGAGCCCGGTTGGCCTTGCCTTTGATTTGGACGATGGACGGAGGGGCCGCCTCACCCTGGGCTAAGTACCAGGACTTTGGATCTAGTACATTGGGGTCCACTTCACCGCGCCCGACCGCTGAAGAATAATCCGCCAGCAGCTTGTCGTATTGTGCAGCAGACATGTTCAGGTCACGCTGAGGAGTGGGCTTCACCTCAATCGTCACATGCGGCTCACCTTTAGCAGAGCGCAGGCTGAAGATGCGCGACCGGCCAGACTCTACGTCAGGACAGTACCCGCCCACGCAGTGGCCCATAACGTCGCCCTCGTACTTGAGGGCGTCTTCTAACGCGAGCTTAGGCGCTCTGTTTTTCAGATTGTCTCCCAAACTCGCTTTGAAACGCGGGTCTTTCTCATACCCAGCAAGGGCTTCTAACACCTTTGGATCCATGAAATCGGGCTTTTTCAACTCCACCCACTTGTAGGGCTGTCCCGGGTACTCTTTGTGCACCACGGTGGCCGGGTTCATTGCCCGCGCGGCGTCCGCCTCGGCCTTCTGCGCAGCGCGCCACTCGTTAATCTTGGCGACGCGCTCAACCGCCTGGGGCACGGTGACCTTGTCCAGGTCGCTGTACTTCCAACGCAGGTTTTCGGGCAGGCCGGACGCGGGGTTAATGGCGTTCTTCAACTCATCGACCAGGTGGCTGAAGCCTAGATCTGAAGCAGTTATTCCACTGTCCATTTTGTAAGCGGTCGCCTGCGGGTTTTTGACAGCGTACTCTCCACCAAGTTTTCTCAAAGCTTCTTCGCTGAAACCACCAAGCGGTGTGTGTTCCGCATAAGAGCCGCTTAAAACTGCGGCATCTGAAATATCCTCCCAAGCGCGAGCAAGCGGGGATGTTGCTGTTGGATCGGTGGGCATTTCTGCCACGGTTCGATTTGAATGTGCTCGAACCGCACCCCCTTGTGGTTCGTAATGCAATACCCCCCGCTCGGCCAGCGCCCGCAGCGGGTCCTCGGGTGTTCCCATCTCGTTTCGGAAGTACTTGGCGAGCTTGGTGTCAAGCCAACGGTTGATCGCAACGTTTGGCAGGTTGCTTGCGTGCAGTGCTTGAGCCTCCTCAAGAGGCACGCCGATCGCAGCAGCAAGGTCTCGTGGATCGGTCATGCCAAAACGATCTCTTGCCTTCATCGGCTCAATCACCCGCTCAACGCTTCCGGCCAGCCAGTTGCCGCCCTTGGGCTTAACCACGTGTGCGGGCACCCCCGAGCGCAGGAACTCGCCCCCGGCGCGCGCCACTCCGCCCGGCAGCTCCGCTAGTACCCGCAGCGGCGAGCCCGGCCCGTAGTAGAACCCACCCGCCAGCTGCCCGCCGCCCGTGGCCGCGCGGCCCACCGGGGTCGTGCTCACCGCGCGCAGCGGCAGCGCGCGCTCAACGTCCTCCGAGGTCGGTAGCACCGTGCGCTCCGACAGGCCCGGCAGCATACGCACCAGCGACTCAATATCCCCCGGCGCGCCTAGCACCCCGGAGGTAAAGCCCCGCAAGGCTGAGAGCGGAGCGTCCGCAGCAGCGCGGCGGTCCTGTTGCGACTCCGGCCGGCGCCCCGCGCTGCGGTACCCCACGTATGCTCGTTCATTGTCCGCCACAGCTACACTCCTTGTATTGTGCGAGGCCGCCGTGGGCTTTGCGCACCGGCGGAATCATTACGTCAACAGGCCGACCTTCTCGGCCGATGAAGGCATCGCCCAGCTCGCTCGCAGCGGCTCTCGGGTCCAGCGTACGGAAGAACCGCCCGACAGCTTCCAACGGCGCTTGAACCGCACGGCGCGGAGCGCTCATAGCCTCGTAACGCAGCACATTCTTCATGCGCTCATCGTTCCAGAAGTCGTACCTGTCGGTTGCCCGGATGGTGCCGTCAGGCTGCACCCGGTAGTTGAAGCGTCCGAGGGTAGTCTCAATCGGCACGTACCCCGGGCCAATTTGCTCATTCTTAGGGTAGTCTTCGTACCCGACATTGCCTCGGGTTGTTGCGCCTGTCCGTTGTTGGTTGGCTTCAACGGCCTGTCGGATTGCTTGGAGCTCAGCCCCTGAGAAGTCCGCTGCGCTAATAGGATCACGGTTGCCAAACAGCGTCTGCAGGTAAATGCGCTGATCGACAGGAAAGAATCGATCATCAGATGCCACAACTGCACTCCTTGAATCGAGCCAAACCGCCTTTGGCATAAAGCTCAGTGCGGCCTGACAAAGACCTAGGATCCATTTTGCGCACAACACTCGTCTCCTTGACCGTATGCGGATGGAGTCGATAAGTGTCAATGCCTACAAAAGGATCGGCCAAAAACATTTCTAAATGGGGTTCTTGGCCACTTTGCGCCGCCCGCTTATTGGCAAAGTACTCGGCCATGGGCTTTTGATTGGCAACAAACAAGGGGCCTTCGGTTGCCATTGCCGAGTTGTCACCGGCATAGCCTCGGTAAACCCCTTGCATTACTCGCTGTTCAGGAATAGCTTGCCACCACTCGCTAAAGCTCGGCATCTGCTCAGTTGGCAGATCCTTTACAGCTTCTTTATACGCCAATTGCCTTGAAGTAAGGGCCGACATCTCAGCCTTAAGCGCACTAAGGCGCTTAAGCGCAGTAAGAGCGGCTTCACTAAGCGGCATATGGGTTCACTATTTGGCGAGTAGGTCTGCGTTCAACCGCGTCAATGTCAATGGCACGAGCCAAACCAATGAAGCCTTCGTTCTTGAAGTAGATCATGGCTTGTGAGAACGTATCCACATAGTCATCATGCTCTGCAACAGGAAACTTGGCTACTTGCTTCATGAACGCTCCGGCCCAGCTGACAGGTTGGCCTGGATTCTTGCTAGACTCCAGAACCCATATGAAGCCTGATTCTAATACAGGTGCAGCTTGATGCGCACGAGAAATTTTGTCGGCATTTCCTGGGTTATAGCCGATCACTGGGATATTCGCTAAGCGCAGGTCTTGGATGAGCGATTGACCGCTTGCTTTGGCTTCTACCAAGATCCTGTCAGGCCGCTTTGGCTTTGTGGGCATACCTGGTTGCGGTTTAGACGTGCCTCCATACTCACTCGGCCAATCGGCAATGACCTTTGTACGGAGTTTTGGGTAAGACAGATGTTCGTCCCAGGAGTCAAGCAAGATGACATTCCTATCGCCTTTATGCGTGAACACACCCCAAACCGTGCACGCCGTCGGGTCTCCACTGCTTTTCTCGGTAAATGCGCAGTCATAGCTTTGAAGTACGAATTCAAGCTGAGGCATCGGTTCATCTTTAGGCCAAAGTTTGAAGTACTTGGTTTGCAGTATACCGCCTTCAGCTGGCACAGGATCTTGCTGCAGTTGGCCTGAAGAACCATAAGAGCCAAGCAGTTGCTTAAGCGTGTCAAGTTCTTTCTGTCCAAATCTGTCAGGGCAGATTAGTTCGCCTTTGTTTTGCCTAGGATCATAAGGACCTAACACAGTGCGACGTTTGGTTCCGTCCCATTCAGCCGGGATGCAGATATGTTCCCAACCGCCGATATCTTCCAGTATGTGGCCAGAAACGTCTTTCTCATGAAGACGCTGCATAACCGTGACCATAGCGTCGGTCTTTGGGTTATTAAGCCGCGTAGACCATACAACGTCAAACCATTCAAGAGCCGAAGCTCTGAGCGCGTCTGATTGAGCATCTTGAGCACCATGCGGGTCATCAAGCACCAAACGACTACCGCCTTCGCCTGTAGCAGTACCTCCTACCGATGTTGCTAGTCTGTACCCGGTCTTGTTATTCTCAAAGCGCTGCTTAGCATTTTGGTCACCTGCTAAAGCAAACATGTGACCCCACCGCTCTTGATACCACGGCGATTGGATCAAGCGGCGTGCCTTTAAGTTGTCACGAATGCTAAGTGTGCCTGAGTATGAAGCGCACAGAAATTTGTGTTGAGGTTCTGTCAACCATTCCCACATTGGCCACATCACAGAGACGATAGTCGACTTAGAGTGACGCGGCGGGATGTTGATCAACAAACGCCGAATGTCGCCTGAACTAATCGCCTCAAGATGCTCACATATAGCCTCGATGTGCCATGAGCCTATGAATGGAACGCCAGGCTCTACGACATGCCAGCTTTGCTGCACAAACTCATAGAGCGAAGCGCTTGCAGCCCTGCGCGCCTTTTCCTTGGCGATGAGGTCAAGCATCACCACAGGGCTTACAGCCATGTTCATGGCGTCGATGCCTTAGCCATCAATGTCTGCATCTGAGCAAGCTCAGTATCGCTCAACCCTTTCAGGTCTACGTTAGCCGTTTGTATCGCACCTCCATTTGGCCCGCTGATCTCACTGCGTGCCAACTTAGGAATGTGGTATTCCACGACAGACTGAAACAGGTTGAAAGCCTTTTCAGGGTTTGGCCTTGTGATGTAGACCAAGTTGCCCTCACTATCGTAAACCTCATTGCCATCTTTGTCAGTCAGCACAACGCCTTCAGCGACTTGGTCGAGCCAACCCGTCAAGCGGTGAGCATTTCCTTCGACAAACTCGGCAATTGCCATCTTGGCAGTTAGCGTTACCTTGTTAGGCGACCCTGGCTTTCGGCCCGATCCAGGAACCCGTGGCGACCCGGGCTTTGTGCCAGGTTTGCCCTTTTCTCTTAGTTGCGTCATGTCAAACTCCTTTCTTTCAGTCAGACGATCCGTTACGGACTTGATTGTAAGCCCACTTTCACATCAACAGCTCGCGCCAGGAACGCTCAGGTAGCGCGTACACCACATAGGAGGTTTATCCCCATAGACATACCGCAGAAACTCCCTGTATGCTTCATCAGCGCCTTTTGCCACTACGACCGCGTAGCCTCTTTGCTTCAATTTCTCTATAACCTCATCCTGTTCAACACTTGTCTTGCCTCCTACGGTTCTTTTCATTTCGATAAACAAACCTGACTTACCTTCTCTAGGCTCAGCAAGAAACAGGTCAGGCGCTCCTGCCAAAACACCTTCGCGCTTAAGCTGAGCCGCCACTCTAGGTTCTCTTTTCCCGCCGTTCGGGATCGACATCAACACCAACTCCGGGTGAAAGTGCCTAACCCTAGAGACGAACAAGACTTGCTCACTCGATTCATTTTTTGGCTTCACGGCAAGACCCTTCACAGGCTTCACGGCAGAGCTTTTTTGCGTGGTCAAACCAGGGTTTTTCATCCCCATCAAAGGCCTCTTTTGTTCGGGTTGTTCGGATTCGGATCTACTTTGGGCTTATATCCACCGGAGAGATATATGTTTTTTCTTCCCCTTTTTTCATATATCTACCGGCTGTCATCAACTTATACTTTATTCCGAATTCCGAATATATTTATAAAAATACATAATGAAATCATATACTTAAGTAAGTTCGAAGAGGGGTTCGAAGAGGGGTTCGGAAGCTCAAAAATTCGGAAAAAACTAGCCCAGAGGGTCAACTTCGCGCGTGACGTCAAGAAGTCCTCGGGCGATTTCGTTAAGTCTAGCCCGGCTGAGCTCTTCCTTAAAATTTGGATTCGAATTCTTAAGCCACACCGTGGTCGCGACCCCGTCCCAGTTTATAGGGTGCTGGATCGGCGTATACCCTAGCTTCATCAGCATCTTTCTGAAGGCATGGGTCTTAGGCACTTCTAGGTCTTCGATCAAACTTAAGGCCCTGTTCAAGTGCTTGCTTGAGATGACTTCTGCATTGAAACCATAGCCACCTGTCTCGATCAAATCCTTGACCATGGCAAAGTCTTCACCTACATTCAAACTCACCATGGAGTCCTTTGCCCTAGACGCAGGTGCTCGCCCATTGGCATTGAAGTTCTGGTCGATCTTATGGTCCAAGAGCCATTTCCTAAGCCCAGGAGCATGGTCTTTGATGGCATCAAAGAGCTTAGCAAAGTAGATGCCATCAGCTACTTGACGCAGATCATTCTCATCATGAAAAGGAGTAAACTGCACCCACCATCGGCGGTCTGTGTCCTCTAAAGGCAAAGCATCCGTGTGGTTAGTAAAGGCAATGTAGTTCACCGTGTTCGGCGCCACATACTCATTCACACCCTTAGGGTGAATAGTTACCTGGTCATTGGCAATGTAAGGCTTGATGGTATTCAAGACATCGTGGCGGTTGTGACCAACCATCCGGATTTCTTCTAAGACGTTCACACATCTACCCGCTGCCCATTGCGTAAACCCAGTGCCAAGTACACTAGGAGACACGATGCCTACGTTGCTATGGCCCATCACGGCCATCAGGAGGTTCCCGAGGACGGACTTGCCATCACCCTCAATGCCTTTAATCAGAGGTGCCCATCTGATTTTCACGCCAGGAAACTGCACATTATGTGCTAGCCAAGACATCATCACCTGGCAAGCATTTGGCTCTGTCAAGATGAGTGCCAAATGGTTCTTGACAATTTCTATGGCGGCTAAGTCACTTTGGCTCAGTGTTTCTGGCACATCTGGAGGACTATTCTTGTTGTACTCATTGGCGCACGGCACACCGTTCAACTCAAACAGGTCATCAGCTACAGGCAAGTAGATGCACTTATCAGGTGTAGGAATCTGCCAAAGTTCAAGGGCTAACTGTGAAGAAGTATCTGGCACAGTAAAGCGGTTGAACATAGCATTGAAGCCCTGGGCTGTGACCTTCCTTTTCGTGGTCACATTGAAAAACCTGTCTTCATGAGTCACGTAGACCCAATCTGCAAGCCATTCAGGCACGCCTTCATGGATCTTTGGTTTGATCAGGTTCTTTGCGTCGGCTATGGAAACAGGGAAGTTGAACTCTTTGAACTTAGACTTTAAGATGTGGGCAAGAACGCCTCGGCTAATGTGGTCTAAAAGCAGTTCTGACTTGATGGCATCAACGACTTTGCCCTTAAGATCCTCAAGGTCAACCGCGTTTTCAATCCAATCCTTGCACTTGTCAAAGACTTTCTGCTGCTCTAGCTTCTTAACTTCACCTGCTTCCTTGATCAATGAGGCAAGTGTTATGGCACCTTGGCCTGAAGGCCTTTGCTTACTGAACGAATGCCATTTACTGACTAGCTCATCCCTGTCATACGAGTCTGTCTGTTGACTCAACTCATCCCATAACTCCATCCACGGAATATCGCCTTGCCCTTGATGATGCAAGATCATGCCTAGCTTTAACCACTCGTCATAGCTATGCACTTGACTCAAATAAGGCACAACGTCTGCTCTGACCCTATCAATATCCCAATCAGGCAAAGGCGGTTTATACAAAGCCAGCGCATCTGATGAACCTAGACCTGAACTGCCTGAACTTTGAGCTGTAAGGGACCAGCCCTTAGGCAAATACTTAGGCAAAGCCGTCAAAAAGGCATTGATCTCTTCAGGCCCGATCTCACATAGACTGCCCTGGCCGATCGAGCCTAAGTCTTGACCATCTTCCCACCGATAGTCGTGTCCATCAGGATGTTTACCATAGATGATGTATTGCTGGCCTGTAGCTAAGAACTCAATGGCATAGCGTTTGCCATGCTCATCCTTCTCGCCTTTTGGTCCTTTGAGGTAGACCTTGATCTTGGAGAAAGGCTTCTTGGCTTTATAGACCATCAACCTTTTTGGCCATGAACCGACTCTGACAGGCGCAGAGCCAAGTTCTATTTCCATAGCTATAGCTATTGCATCTGCGCACTTGTCATCAGTAACGTCTATGTCAGCCCCTGGGTAGAGACTAGCCAAAAGCCCGATGTTACCATCGGCATAGCCATTTGCAGCAGCCTTCTGGGCTTGAGCTGTGGTTATACCATTCTGCCAGCCGTTGAAAGCAGGTTCTTTTGTAGCCTTTTTGATCGGTATAACGGGCCAACCATCAGAGTGTAGCTTTAAACCAATTGACCCGAATGTTTGGCTCACAACCATGTTCCTTAAGACATGCCTTACGACAAAAAAAAGCTATCGCCAGGCGGGTAAGGAACCGCTTTTCGGCCGCGCTGACCTAGACGATAGCAGAAAACATTATACGCAAAAACAGTTGTACAATCCAACCACCTGCCTAAAATTTTCTACCTAGTCCCATGAACCCAAGCAAACAGCGACTCAAGGAACAGTGCAAAAAAGCTCTGATCGAACTGCTCATCCACTTCGGAGGCAGCAAAGCCGAGATGGCTAGGCAAGCT